TCTTTATCTCTTCTGCATTATTTCCAAGACCAGATTGATCCTTAATACCTAATAGCATAGGTGAAACTATCCTATGTGCTACCATTATCTTTTTAGTGGATTCCTCAGAAAGGAATTGATACTGGTTATGTGCATCACTTAACTGTACAGGAGTTATATCTGCTTGACTCTCTTTATTATCATTAAATGCTAATATAAAGCGACCTGCGTTAGAACTACCTGAGAATTTTTGTGCTATTTTTTGCTCTATTAATTGACGTTCTTCTTGATTAGGCGTACCATTATTGAAATTTATAAGCATCGATGGAGCGAGACCATTAAGTATATTATTGAGATGATAATTTGACACCTCTTCTTCAAGTTCAGCGTACTGTAAACCTCCTTGATAATCAACAGGAGAGTAGTAGTAAAAGCCTGATTTATAGGGTTTTATATAATATATCTCTATATTCTCATTAGACATACCAAAAGCAGGTATTCTTAATGGTTCATCACTTCTTTTGATGTTTACCCAGTCTTTAAAATAAAAATAAGCAGGTATTTCACCATCTTCATTAGCCTTCTCTGCTCTTAAAGTCTCTATAGGCATATGTTCTATTTGTGCTATCTTTTTTCTATCCTTAGAATAGATTATTTGAACTGCACATTGTCCCATTAATTTTAAATCATAACACAATTTTCTAACAACATTCTTTTTAAACAAAGAAATCATTTGTGCATACTCATTAGGTTTTCTATTTGCATCTGTTGCATTTAAACCTTTACCATAAATGGCTTGAGATATACCGTTAATTGCAGCATTATTGGTTGGGCTTCCATTATACCTGTCTATTAAGTACTGAAAGTAGTTGTTGTCCGCACCATATTCGATATACTCTTCACCATTTACCTCTTTAATAAGTGGGCTTGTATAAGTGCTTAATTGCACGAATCCAAATTCTGATAATTTAGATTTCTTTTTAAATTGACCTTTGTTATTTCTTAATCTTGTGTTTTTCATATTACTTTGTAATCATTATTAAAGCCATCATAAGTTATAAATTGTCCTTTATTTAATTCATAATGATCATTATCATTTAATTGATCTATATCTTGATCTGTACAAAATATTTTATCTCTATAAATGTCCTCTTTAAAATTACCATCTACATTCCATAAAACATCATATAAATTCCAGAAACTATTGTTAGTATTCCAAAAATCATAATCAATGTATAAATATAAGTCAAAAAAATGTGCCTCAACTAAAACAGGATTAAAGACATTAGTAAATGTCAAATAATTACCTGAGATAGTTCCATTCTTATTCTGATATAGTTTTGTGATATTTGTGCTATCATCTCTAATAGACAATGTAAAGCCTATAGAGTCATACTGTCTAGGTATAACCTTTAATGTTTGAGCAGTTGCTGATGTAGTTAATATTATCATTACTTATATAACGAAAAAAACTATCTATTTTGTAGAATCATTTGAGCAAAAAAAAAAGCACCCTATTATGGATGCTTGATTTTCTAACTAAAAAAACTAATTAAACCTAAGCAGGAACTCCTGCAGGTGTTGGTACTATTTGTAATGCAGATGCCGTAGGAGCCGCTGTAACAAAGAAAGGTGCTGATTCTTCCATTCCTTCGAATGTTAGAGTAAAGCCGCTTAAATCGCCTGCTGCCGCGCCTGTGACTACTGTACCACCTGTACATTCCATTCCATTTTCAAATCCACATAGGAAATTATTCCCATAGTAATCGGAAACGACAATATACGGACGTGAAACCGCTAATAGTTGTAACTCTGCTTGAGTTTTAGCATCTAAGAATGTTAGTGTTAAATTTAGTGTTTGTGTGTAAAATGTTGTTCCGTTTTCTCGGCTACTTGTAACAGTAGTTTCTAAACTAGAATTTCCTTTTACATCATATTCAAACCAAACAGGAGCAGGTGAACCATTCACTATAGTTCCTATTTTTGAATCTGTTGCAATGGTAACTCCAGTAATTCCATCAACACCAGGATTTTGTGCAAAATTTGCAAAGTATACTGTTTTAATTCCGCCGAAAGCCGACTTACACGGTACTTTTCGACCAGTTGTGAGGGTACAAGCCATAATTTTATATTGTTTTATAACTAATAGAGCATTAAGAATAAACTCAATGCTCCTAGTTGATTAATTTAATTTTAAGCGTATTCTACTATATCGGATGCAATACCAAATTGTACTGCACTTGTGAAACGCATTACCATTCTGACATTGTTACTAGCGTCCAAATCTTGCATATCAAGAACCTTCACGACATTTGTGTCGTTTAATAAGCCGCAACCGAAGTATACGTTTGATCTCTGCATTGCGTACATTTTGTTGATTGCCATACCCGGACATACAAAAACTTTAACTCCATTGATTGTTAGTGAACCATTGTTCCACCATTGAGTCCCTTGTGCATTTGTACCATTTGCTCCCAATCCTTGAGATGCAAATCCTCCGAGTGCTTGAACGTAGAATTTTGCTGCTGCAGAACCTATATATAAGAAGAGATCTTCTTTTCCGTATAATGCTGATGGTACGGCATCAATTACCTTCGACATTTCCGCGATAATATTTGCTGCTGAAAGTCCACCACCACCTACTGCTGCTACTTGTTGAGCCGCTGGAATATCTCCTGCTGCTGCTGCTGCTGCAATTAGTTTTTCAAATCCATCAAATGAATTATTTGTTGCTGCTGCTACATCACCTTGCCATATACAGAACTCTGTATTTTGAGCAACCTCTGCTGCTACGTGAGCAATCATAAAGTCACTAAATTTTGGAGGTAAAGTTTGACCTAAACCATAGCCCATTGACTGCGATTCCCAATCATTTACAAAGTCATATTTACATAATTGTAAATTTACCTGTAGTTCGACTGGCTGAATTATACGCTCTGTAAGTGTTACAGAACTATTTGGTGCAAAATCACAAGATGCAGGTGAAACTAAGTTTCCTGTTGCTAATTTCTTGATTACTTCTTTAAAAGAAATATTTGCTTTTACAGTTAAACCACCGTCATCAATAGTTGATGCAGATAGTAAAGCCGCTGCGATATACTCACCTGCAAATTCTCCGGAATACGTAGTGGTTACGTTTGTAGTAGTCGCTAATTGAATGTTTTTTAAATTACTCATTTTTTATTTTTTATATATTAATATTATGCTTCTGATGCCCAGATTCCTTGTCCACCTACAATGTAGTATTCAGTTAAACTAACTGCTCTTAA